GCCTCGGCGCTTGATCCTGTTATGGATCGCAAGGAAAGTTCCATCCTATTCAACTCTAGTCGAGCGTTTAAAGCGTCACGCGAAAATTGAAGGAATTGAAAACCAGCAAACGCACCAGCGGCGAGCCCTACAACCTTGCGAAGAGAACTCATTTCCTTTTTCATGCCACGGGCTTGACGCGTTAAATTATCCGCACCCTTTGCGCTCTTGTCGAAGTTTGAATTTAACTTCTGTAGTTGTAGAGCTGTGAAAGATGCAGATTTTGCAATATCGTCAAGCACGTTACTAGCCACACGCCCACCGCGCACAACTCCGTCAGTGCTTATGTCAAGTTCTAAGGTAGGGCCTGCCATATCTCTATTTCCTCTGCGATTCAATAAATTTCAAGCGCCAATGCAACCATTGCGAATCCATTGCCAAAATGATACGGATATTGAACAGCTTTCTGTCAACGCTATCTATATTATACACTTTTTGCACTGCCTCGATTTCTGACAGCTTGATAGAGTCAGGCATAGCGCCACCCATACCCATTGAGTAGCTACGAGCCGAGGAAAGCATGTAGAACATATCAACCGCCTCAACTGCGAGCGGTGGCGTTTCAGGCAAGTTATCGAGAGGCGAGGGTTTGCCCTGCTCCTTATGTTTTAGCCAAAGCTCATACTTCGGCCCGTAGAAGCCCCACCACTCACCTATTTTTTTGCTTGCTCTTCAACCTTTTCAAGAACAGCTTTTCGATACGCTTCTTCATTCTCAGCGCAAGTCTGGACAAGCTCCAAAAAATCGCCCATCTCTGGATTAGCTAAAACCTGCGCGCCGATTTCGGGCGTGTATTTAACTTCCTTGCCGTCCTGATCCTTAACGCCTTTCCAGTCAATCAGAATCGTCTCAGCTATCAATTGAGACATAAGCTTGCTCTCATCCAGGTCGGTAAACTTCCCAGTCTTGGAAAAAAGTTCGATTTTGTTTTCATTGAATAATTCAAAAGCTCTTTTTTTGAAATTTTCGTTTCTGGCTTTGGCAACTTTAATTTGCGTCTCTTCGTCGATCCTGTGCCAAACGCCATCTTTTGACGCTTCAAGGTCGGTCGCGAACTTCTTTTCAATACTCAACATAATGCCCTCCGTTGTTGAATAGCACTATTATAGCAGGAAATGAAAAAGCCCCACCTGGGATATCGTACAGGCAGGGCTTCAATGTCACATTTGCTCACTCAAATACTAGCATACTTAAAACTATGCGTCAAATCTATCAATCTGGAATTGTGCGTCATAAGTTGAATTACGCTTACAAAGCAAAGATTGATTAAGAGTTATATCTGCGTTCGGCCCTGTGATCGGGCTTGCACTCGTCAAAGGCTTCGCGCTCAATGCACTAAAAATGTAAACATTCCCGGCGCTGTCTGTTGCCATCCATGACAAGTTATAAGCCGTGTTATTAGCGTAACGGTCGTATGCTGTCCCATCTTGAAAGTACATTGAAATATCAAGTGTAATTCGAGACTTACCATAACCAACGCCTGCATTCTCAAGGCTTGCAATCTCTGGCTGACCTCTCAAGCCGTTGTCCAAACTCCAATCTATAGAAAGATAGCTTTCGCTAGTAGCTGAACCGTCCTCAAGAATATTGGAAATGTCAGCGGCGCTTGTCACAATCTGATTGGTAGGCGCATCGGTATCAGCTCCAGTCCCTACAGAACTGCCAGCCCTTGCGCCCTTCTCACCCACGAAGCTAAAAGCGCCTGTTACTTTCTCACCCGCCGCGAATGCTAAGCTAGCCGTTCCAACTCGCATCCCGGTATAACTGAAAAATTGTGTAACATCGTTCATTTCTTTTTCAAGAGTGTGGCTTGTCTTTGTAGTACCGTTTCGCAACATCCCGTCACTTTTAATCGTTACGCTCGTTCCTGCGCTGTGATCCGATAGCGAGCCGATGACGTAATCAAAAACAATCGCGGAAGTAGTCGCAGTGGTAGTGCTTACGCGTCCGTACCAAGTGCCGTTTGTATTATCAACAACTTGAATCCATTTACCGGCTGGCAAGCTTGCAGGAGTGAAACCGCTCCCTGAATCAGCAAGTGTTTTTGTCCCAGATGTGTAGCTGATAGTAGACGCTGTATAGCTATAGTCCGCTGACCAGGTACTAGCAAGCGCACTAGCTAGAAAGTCGTCCACGTTCCCATAGCTCAATTCGTGAGAAAACCCACCTACAGCCGACCTGCTTACCTGCACAACATCGTCAATCTGTCTATCGTCTGTAATCTCTTCTGATTCTGACGGGGTGATATCGTCGTTCAAATCCTCGCTGGTAAACCTGACCAACTGCCTTGATGCGCTGTCAGTTGTCCCCCAACTTGATTCCGTCACGTATCCGAGTTTCGCGGTATCTGATTCTGAAAAAGCCATTTTTTAACCTGCCTAGTATAAAGTGAAATTTATTTCAATTATATCAAATCTCAGTATTTGTATAGACTACATTACGCCGATAGACCAACGTAGTCTGCATTCTATAGTATTGCCCGTCTACGCCGAACTCTCGCGAGCTGATTTCACCCTTGAAATGAATGTCTGTGCTGATCCGTTTAAACCTGAAAAGGTTGTGTACTTCTTGCATCAAAGTTTTTGCGGAAACGTCACCAGCGTTCGCAGGAGTGAAAATATCAACAACGAAAAGCCCGCTATTTTGAAAGTTTGCTTGCGTGCCCATGCTTGTCTGTATTTCGTTGCCTGGCAAGACATTGATTTGAATATACGCCTGATTCGCTGGTGGAGTGAAATCGACGTTACTTCCTACAGCAAGATTTGTCGCAGTATTTACTCCTGTGAAGTTGTCAATAAAGTAGTCGTAAATCGCTTCCGTAGCTGTTGCATAGGTAGTCATTATTTAACCCTTTTCTCTGCGTCCTTGACCGCTTTATCAATCATCATTCTCATTCGCTGTGTTGCTTTGTCAATAGCCTGCTCGACAAACTTCTGATTTTGCTTACTGTGTCCGTCATCGTTCAATCGGGGCATATATACTAGATTCGTGTAAATCACGTTTTTGTATTCTTTTTGCATTCTCTCCAGGTCGGCTTTCTCAAACTTGCCTAGCTCGCTTCTAATATGCAATTCAATCTCTGCTTCGCTGTAACGCTCCTGCGTCTGACCCTTCTTTGCTCGCTTCTTCTCAGCAGGTAGGTAGTTGATGCGCTTCGTTTGCATCTTGTCGGCTATCCATGACATTCTAGCCCGTCCTGTATCGCGTGGCGTACCCTCAACGATTTCGCGGTATATAAACATGGTCAATTCATTTATCGTACCCTCGATGCTCAATCCCGAAACTTTCTTGTACTTATCAAGCCCAGCTTTGAAAGCTTTCAACGACTTCGCCATTCTCGCGTTTGCCTGATTGTAAGCCATTACTCTATTGCCCTTTACGTATAAAAAAGGTGTAATACGCTACTAACTCACCACTGTATTCTGGCTCAATCATCGTTATCTTGTAAATATCAGAGTCGATAGTCATTCGATCCTCTTGGCTTGGTGTGATGCTGTTTGTGTCGAGCGTTAGCGCGTCAATCATAACTCTCAAGTCACCGCGCTGGATATTCGTACCGTCGATCAAATTCGCCTCGATTTTCTGAATGACACCGATAACGCTTGTGTCGCTTGTCGATTCAGAACCGAACCCGCTACCGGAAGTATAACCAGCAGAAGTCACAGCGGTATACGTCAACGTCTTGCCGTACTTGCGAATCATTCGAAACGCACTGTTTCGCATTCTTGAGTCAAGCGCACCCGGCATAACTAACCCTCTTCAACCTCTTCGCTAAGTCCTAGCTCTATAACAAGCGCTTCAAACTCCGCATCATCCATATCATCGGGGCATTTACATCCAGCATCCAAAAGCCTGTTTTTCACGCTCTCGCTATAAACAACCAAAGTCCCGCCGTTTTCTGGAAAGCTCGCTACAATGTGACCGTTCCGAGCGCATTTATATTGCCCTACGCCGTAAATCGTCCAGCTATTTCTATTCTTCATACTCAATACCTCTTGTTACAAATCAGCCCCGAACCATCCGCATTCCGCTAGTTAACAATCTTCTCAACCTGCCCACAACTTTCGGGAACGTCTTTAGATTGCCTGCGCTGTCCATGTAGACGACTTCCAAGCTACCTACCTTCTCGCTTTTGGTTGAGCGGTCATAGCTTGGCAATAGGTCGGTTTCGTTGCTGATAAGCTCTACAGTAGCTTCTATCTGCGCTTCTTTAACTTCCTGTGGCACGTCTGTTATCTGAAAGTACGTGTAGCTCTCATAGTAGTAAGCATCGTGGCGAGGCCAAGAAAGTCGCTGTGTCGTTACCTGTCTATATCCTGTATTCCAGTTCTCGCTATATTTCTGCTCGATGTAATCGCATCCCAGAATTAACTTTTCCTGCTTCTGGGCATCGGTCAGCGCGTCCCAAGTCGTCCAAGTTGAACCAGTCCCATAACGATTTTCGATGTACTGGTTAGCTTCGGCAAGAGTCACATAACTATTACTCGTTGCCTCGCCTGCGTCTGAATTAAAAACCTGAGCCATGCGCCAACCTCTCTATCAATCTAATTATTCTACCGTCTCGCCGTTTTCGGTTTCAGTAGGCAATTCCTCGACCGCTTCTTTCTTCTTTCTACCGCGCTTTTTTGGTGCTTCTGATTCTGCTAACGCTTCCCATCCACCCATTTTTAAAACGCCTTCGTTTTCCGGCTTCTTGTAACCCAATTCTTCCATGCGCTCAATGATATAGTCATCCTCAACAATCAAAGCGCCCAGATACATAGAACCGCCCGCGTGCTTTTCGAATTTCAATAGCGCTCGATCCTTTTTAGCGTCCCAAATCATCCCATTACCGTAAAATTTAACTCTAGCCATTTTAGCTCTCCTTTTTGCTCTTCATCAACATTATACAGCAATTAAAAAAGGCGGGGTCGAAGAGCAGACCCCACCCATAACCATACAGCTATCTCTAGCCTAGTCGGTCAAATTGTCAACATGGGTCGCGGTCGCAACCGTGTAGCCCATAATTGAAGTGCTATTCAAAGTTACCGTCAAACTATCAGTATTCGCCCAGCTACCTGTATAAACAAGCTTGAGCGCACCTTTGCCACCGATAAAATTAACAGGGCTAGTTACAGCTACCACACCGCTCGCGCTGGTGTAAGTTACTGTCGCACTAACGTCTGCGCTGTACCAGTAGTGGGGAACGCCGTTGCTATCGTCCAAGTCCACGCGAATATAGCGAGTATAAGTGCCATCGGCGCTAATACCTGCGTTAATCGTTGCGGTGCTTGAAGTAGCTGATCCAAGACTTGAATACTGTAAATCTCCTATCATGCCCTTTTCCACGCTGTTGAGGTGAGCCCGCAATGCAGGCTCAATCCCAATCATATCGGAAGCGGGTTGATAGGCAGAGGTTTGAACGTCGATGATATGGCTAACCATCAGGCTAGCAATCGCGAAAATTAAAACTTTCCATGCATTCATTTCTCTGCCTCCAGATTAGCTAGTTGCCAGGTTTGTGATAGTTCCGTGGAACTCTTCCGCGCTGTAGTCAATTCCCATTTGAGAATACAACTGCAAGTCCTCAGAAGCGCCCGCTTTGCTCAATTCCTCCTCGAAAAGGTAGCCTTTTCCAGGAACTGGACAAACCACAGGACGAATCTTCTCAACATCAGCAACAAGCAAAGTCGAAGCGGTGATGTATGGAGTAAGTCGCACTTCAAGTTCTCCGAGGTCGGTTAGCACAGTATTAACTACTACGCCACCAACACCGTCACGTCTTTCCTGTAGTCCGTAAACCTCAGAAATAGCCTGCTTGATAATGGGAGAGCAGAAGATGATACAGTTACCGTTTTCGATTTCAGCACCAGAGTCAAACATACTTCTTAGCAACTGATCCATCAAAGACTTGCTAAAAGCCGCGCTTGATGCGTCCACAGTGTTAGTTGTGCAAGCGGTAACAATACCGCGAGTTTGATAGCTAGTAGAAGTATTAGATCCGAGCTGATACGTACCCTCAAGGAAGGTATATTCCATCTCAACTGCCATCTGCTTCAAGTTAGCCATAACTTGAAAGTCACGCTCATTTCGAACTGGCTGACTACCGTCAACATTTGCCAAGCCGGAAACAAGGCCGACATGGCTTTGCTTCTGGTAAGAAACGCTGATTTTCTTTTGGAAGATTTGACACACGTTTGTGTCTTGGCTTCTTACGAAAGTGGTAGGGGTGGGTGCGGTAAAGGAATCAGTTTCTGAAATATCCGGCTGTGATGCAGTCTCTAATGAATACTGCTGATTCAAAGGAAACTGAAAACTAGAGGATTGAACGAGATTAGCCCCGTCAATACCACCGATTGCGTTTAAAAAAGTTGTTCGGTTTTGACCGATTTTAAATAACTCACCAATAAAATTAGGTGCGTTGAATTGCGAAGTCACAGAATTTACATTTGCCATTTTATTTTCTCCTTAAAAAATTTTATCAATGCGCGACAGTGACACCCTTCGCGTGTGCTTCACGCTTAATTCTCATCATGTCAACTGCCCTGTTTTCTTTTCTTGCTAACTCATACTCGCCGTGAAAGTCACGCTTGCCACTTGCACGCGTCTTTGTCATCCCTGGCGAAACTCCAACGCCTGACGCTGGATTTCGAAAATCATTAGACCAAAGTTCATTTTCCTTGTACTGCTTCACTAAGTCACGGACGCTAAAATAGTCGGCTTGACCCGTTTCTGGATCATAAGACCCGCGCTTCGGCTCGCCTTTTTCGTCTCTCACGAAAGTTACTACGCTACCGTCCTCGGTCAACTCGATACCTACCTGAGATAGAATATGCGGTGCTAACTTCTCAACTATCCCGCCTTCGGCATTGATAGCTGATACAACCTCGCTACGTAGGATTTTCTCCTTCAGCGCTGTCGTGCTTTCTTGTAGCATTCGCTCTTTCTCTGCAAGTTTCGGGCTGAAATCTCGCTCCACTACTTCCTTAACCATCTCATCGACTTTCTTCTGGAAGTCTTGTTGCGTAAATTCTCCCTTGTTGCGTGCTTCTTCAAGTTCTTTGTTTAACTTCTCAAGTGCTGAAGCTTTTTCCCTCGCATCTCGCTCGTACTTGTCGCGTAATTCTCGCTCACTTCTGAGAGCTTTTTTAAGCCCTTCCCCGTCACCTTTCGGAGCAGGTATACCAGTCACGTCTAGGACGTAACCATCGTCAGATTGGCGATACATTCCGCGCAAGTTTTCTTCTACACTTTCCAAGTCGCTGATTTTGTACTCTAATGACATTCTTTGCTCTCCTTTTTGGCTTCACGCCATGAAAGCCAGCTATCACAGCTAACCACATTTAAAAATAATTTAAGGCATCACGCCCAAAGCCTACGCATCACGCATAAACTTAAAACAAATTCAAGTTATATTTTATCACACTCTTGCTTTTGTACTATTAAAGCTAACTACGCGTTCGCATAAGTCTATAAACTCCTGCACGCTCATTTCATGCCTGGCGTAGTTAATGCACGTTGTAACTATCTGCACATTGTCCGGCGTGTACCCGCCTGAATTATCAAGGCGGTCTATGCTCATGTTGTACGGGCTTGGCTTGTCTGTGAATTGATAAGTTAGCTCGTAGCCAGTAAGGGCGCACCGACCGCCCTGCTGTTCTAAAATGTTCATCACATCATCAATTGACAGCTTGAAGTATATCTCTTTTTTTCTTGCCCTGTATTTGATAGATTTTAATATGTGAGTAAGGAAAGCACGTTTTGTACAGATTGATCGCGTTCTTTCTTTGTACTGCTCATTTCGCCTTTTTTTCAAGCAAGCATGACAAACAGCATCACGGCGTTTTTTGTAAAACTTCGACGGTCGATCCTCACCGCATTTTTTGCAGACTCTATTCTTCTTCTTCAAGCTGAAACTTCTCTTGATTCCAAAGGTAAAAACTGTGATCGAACCATGTAATCAAAAACACTTCGCTGAACCACGGATCGCGCTCCCAATCTTGAATCTCTTCTTCTGTCATGTAGATGTGAGGCTGATCGGCGAAAAATGGGACGTATGCGAAGCCAATAAAAGGCAGGTAAAAGCCGAAAACTTCTCTTCCAAAAATTGTCATTTACTCAACCTTTTTTTAATCTGCGCGATTGTCAACGGCTCAAAATCTGAGTCAACCATATCGCGAAAGTTAACCTTACCCTCAGACCAAAGCTTGTATCGTGTCGGCCCTAAATAATCCTGAATAAAACCGCGAGTCGCGTCACTGTCTACCATCTTGCGAGCCCACAAATCAGAAAGCGACTGATTGCCTTTTAAGTTGTCACGATCAAGCGTTATTTTACCTGCTTCCTTCACTTGGAACTTCGTACTGGTTTCGCGTGGCTCGCCTCTGTGTCTAACCTTCTTCTTGTTATGTAGCGCGAAAATTCTATCCTCTTCGTCGCTAATATCTGAAAGTTTGGTACGTGGTAGGATCATTGAGCGACAATTGACATGACGCGGAACGGCTGGAGAACGCCCGACTAATTTATCAAACGCCTCGCGATTCGGTAATATCTTCCCATTGAGCGAAGCGCACCCAAAAGTCGTACGCCCGTCCAAAATACTTGACCATTCATAACCAGTCACGATGCTTTCAAATTGGCTTTCTGCCTCAACCCTTGCGCGGTTCATTGCGTCCGCCGTTGTTGTACGTACAATAGAGCGTGAAGCGCGCCTTGTCCTGTCGCTTGCTCGCCTCACGTTTCTAGCGATTTCCTCGTTACCTATACCGCGCAAAAGACCGTCCGCAATCTCAGCACGTACACGTTTTAAAGTCTGCGCCTTCTGGAGTGCTATTTCATCCTTCACAAGTAGCCCGCCTGCTAATGGTCTATTGAAATCTATGACGCGCATAATTGCCGATTCTGGAATATCTGTGAAGGCTAAAAAGGACGCGCCTGATTGAGCTACGCCCAACTCTTTAGAATGCGATAGTAGAACTGAGGCGGTGCTATCGTGTACTACCTCCGAGACTTCTTTCACTTCCTCTTTCAATGCGTCCGGGAAATTTGCAAACGGCTCTTTGTAGTATTCATTGACTCGCGCTAGAAGTAATCGAAGTCGCTGTCGTGGCTTTTCGCTTTGCGTGCGTTGCAGGTCGGCAATGATACGCGCCTCGGAAAGCTCAAGCAATTCCTCAAGCTCTTTTAGGCTGGCGTTCGTGTAGCGCCTCAAAAGCAATTCAGCCATCACAGCCTCATCAAGAATACTTTCAGCCATTCGTATCTTCTAAACTTTCCATAAGGTCGTCTTGCTCGATCAAAGCCTTCTCTCTCTCGACTTCTAAATCTTTAACGACTTCGTTTCGATCCATCCAACGATAAAGCGTCTGTCTACTGATTGCGCCTGTAACCCAATACTGTAGCATAGCCTGCAATTCTTGAGGCGTGGCAACGCTGGAGTAGAAATCACGATTCAATGTGACTTTTCCTTGCGTTTGAATACCAGTGAAAACTGAAGACATACGAACCGCTTTGTTAATCGCTGTCTCAACTTCTTCGACCATCCTGGCTATCGAGCCCGAATCAGAGTTTGTATCTATCATCGCTTCTGTTGCTGTCTTTTGCGTGCCACTGCGCTTTTTTAGCATTGCAAGCGCCATCTCAAGCATACGCTCTACAGTGTCATCAATAACTTCGCGTGTTAGCTGTAGACTCGTCCCTTTCCATTCCAAATATTTCACATCAGCCCCAGAGGGTAAAGCTTCGGCGTGACCTATTGAAATTTCAATTGTACCCATTTCCTCAGCCTGCTCTTTGCTTAGCCCGGTATAAACTCGACTAGGCAGGTTAGAAAGTGACAAGCTATTTTTAAAGTCGCTATCAATCTGAAACATTTCAATATTGAGATAAGCCAAGTCAATCATGGGCGGTTTTGAATACAATTCCCCACCGCTCAGGCGCTTTCCAAAGAAAAGAATGACAGGCACAAAGTCTATAATCGAGCCTTGCGAATTTACTATCTCGCCCTCGTCTAAAAGCTTTGTTTCGCCACCGCTGATAACTTCCGTTATCTTGTAATAGCCTGGAAAAAGTTCAATGTACTTTCTAACCTCTTGGCTGGAATCCGCGCCCGTAGAAGTGCGCTTCTTGAAAACCATCTTGATATATGAAAGCCTGCTCGCGCTGTCCTCGGAAAATTTCCAGTCGATAATGCTTGAGGCTGAAATCAAATGGAAAACAGGCTGGCGTGATGCTATCTCGCCTTTTGGAAAATCGACCCATATCGCGCCGTGACCGTCAAAGCATTTTTTCAATGACTGCGCGATAAAATTAGTTAAACCCGATCCTTCTCCATCCATATTCTCAAAGAACGCCTCTTCTGATCCTGTGAAGTTTTCAATCTGCGCCTCTTTGCGCGTAGCGATACCGATGAAACTGTCCTCTGCCCTCTCGTAGATGTTATAGAGAAAAGAGCGTGCAACGCGCCTCTGGTATCCAATCTGCCCCTCTTTTTCAAATCTAGGTAGGTAAATATCATGCTTGTCGCGTAGCCTTCTTGTCCCTTGGCGCAAATCCTCAATCATTTCGATTTCTTTTATCATATCTTGGAAATCGGGATGCGTCTTTTGCATCATATCGGGAGACGCTAAAGAACGCGCACCCATCGAACCAATGTCACCACTTCTTTCAATTAAATGTCCGTCATTCGTAACGGCTCCGCGTCCTGCATTATTCATAAAACAACCTACCTATGAGAATATCCTATATTCTAACAAATTTAATTTCTTGCCCACTTGAACTGAGTATGAACGCTACCCTTCACTGGATATTGAACGGCGCTATAGTATCCGATGGCAGTCCCGATGTGTTGCCAGCGCGCGTCCTCTTCTTGGTACGTGCTACCCTCTTTTAACTTCGTCATAGCTAAAGACTTGTCTGCCATCGGCGCGGTTTCAGGATTGACAAAAAGCCTTCTAACGCCTTCGGCATCACATAACCTGGCGCGCAAGCTGTTCTGCCTGTCTTTGATTGCGCCGTTGGTCGTCGGCACGCGGTTTGTAACTCTAAAACCCTCGTCACGTAACATTTTCTCTATCAATTCAAAATCAGAAGTGTGACCATGCTTCGCGCCTACATTCCCGCGAACGTCACCGCACAACTCAACCATTCCGCGATAGCCTTTATATCGCTCGATAAACTCAAGAGCAGAGTTTTTAGCCACTGCACTGTCGAGTACAATCTCATCAATGATGTAATCCTTGTATCCACCGCCGTCCTTTTGTTTGTAGCGTTGGATTATCGCGCTTGAAAGAGGCGTAAAGTTCTGGTCGTGCGTCCATATTAAGTTTGAGCAATTTTCGTTATATCGTCGCGTTGTGTGGTTTCCTGTCGGAGTTGGGTTGTAGTCGGGATAGACAAATGAGCCAGGGAAAATAGAGCCGATGCGATTGAGAATAAAGACGTTAACCCACTCCATAGATTTTTTTGAAAGTTGGCGGAAGTAATAGTCATAGCCACCGTCTAAGTTCTCGATGTTTTCTGCATCAGGGTTCGGCTTGTAGCTTTTGTCTACCTGCCTGATTAGCGCGGGCGGTTGAATGAAAAAGCCCCAACTCTCTGCCGTACCGTCTTGAAGGTTGATAGTCGGCGGTGCTTTCTCCGCTTCGTACCACCACGAATCGAAATCAGGCGGGTTCGTGTCCATAATAATACCGCGCCAAGTCGGCCCGCCGTCACGCATCGAAGGGTATCGACCGGGCCGCTGTGTCGCTACGTCAATGATGTGCTCTGGAACTTCCGATGCTTCATTGATCCAGATGAAAGTCATTTCAAGCGACTTAAACTTTTTAATATCTTTCTCTTTGTCTGCACTAACGAAGAAAATTTCCAATTCAACAGTCGTCTTGTCAGGTAGGCGAAGAGTCGTTACCGCTTCAATCGGTGAATTGTATTTGATTTTCGTTATATCACCAAACCAATCCATATACGTTTTTATGGTCGTAGATTTCAACTCTGGATAAGTCGAGCGAATAACAACCGCGCGCGTCTTTCTTATCCCTTTGTCGTTCGGCTTTTGTCTGCAAGCTCGCCCGAATAACTCCCAGCACATACCCACAGACTTGCCCGATCCAACAGGCCCACGCACACAACGAATGAAGCTGTCATCTGCGTGGAACGCTGAAAGTGTCGGGCTTGCTTTATAGGATATTACTGCCACTTCGTTTTCGAACTCCAAAACGCCGCGCTCATCTTCCCTTTCTTGATATTCTGAGCATGGCGCGCCTTGAAGCTTGCGCGCCTGTTCTTGTCCGCTTCGCTCTCACCCTTTTTAGGTGGGCTACCTTTAACGCCCTGCTGACCGAATCGAATGAGCTTGTACTTGTCACCCTCTTTCGCCATTACAACGTGCGACTTCTTGGGATGGTTTGGAGTGCGCTTCGGTTTATTCACGCCATCAAGCCCGTTCTTTTTCATTTGCGTTTTCACGCGCTCTGGAACTTTAGCCATTATTCAAGCACCCCAAAAACTTCGGCGTTTATCTTCGCGTTTCCTGAACTTTGAATACACTGTAAATCAATGTCAGATTTTGCAGGCGCTATGATCGGAATCATTTTAGTAGAAGCAAGTCCACGAGTTTTAAAAATAATATCTCGAAACTCAGGCATAAATACCTTTCCAAACTCGCGAATATACAGAATGCACTCAGCTTCATTTGTATCGTCAGATGATAAAAATATATCGTAAATAATGAATTTTTTCCCTGCTGGAACTGTATAGACAGCTTTTGAACTTTTTTGATCCAGTGCATCAAGTAAAGCTAAAACTTCTGTAGTATTTTGAGCCACTCCGCTTGACCACGACGCGCCCTCGATTGCTATTGAAATATCGCCGTCAAATTCTGTATCTGTAGCGTTCTCGGCGCTGTTAATTCGCAAAAACTCTACTGTGCTCGTTACAATTGAATTACCTGAAACGGTCACATTCTCAGAAGTTACAGCGTAGCTTGAATCAAGCCCGGTTATCGTAATTGTAACCGCGTCCGAATTGTCAGAACTTGAAAGTTCGACAAGTGTAGCGGTATCGAGCCAATTGTACTCACCGCCCTGGCTCCAGATTGTTTCGGTTGTAGAAGTAGTGCGATTGATACCGTGAAGGTGAATTAAGCTTTTCTTTGAGCCGTAACTTCCTTTCGCTATCTCGTGAATGTAATCATTCGATGGCGCTGAGAAGTCGATTGTTGAAAAAATGATGAATAGAAAAATGTTTCGCACGATTTGCATGACTTAACCTTTCTTGAAGTGAAAACAAAGTTAATTCTATCACAACGAAAAAAACCGTTGATTTGCAAAAGCTGGTTCAACGGCTAAAACCTCTGTGCAGTCAACAAACGATTGTTGGTGACTCAAGATAATGAAAAAAGCCCCGGCTGGAAAACATAACCGAGGCTTTTAGACGAAAGGAATGAAAAACGTGCTTTTAGTATAACATAGTTTTAGTTACTCGTCGTTTTTGTTGTCGTTGTTGTTGTTTTTCAAGTTACTGAAAAAATCCGCGTCGATGTTTATTTGCGTGCCAGAGTCGTTTTCGATCTTGTCTGTTTGACCTAGCCATTGTTTGCCGAGCCAGATCAGAAGTGAAGTATTACCAGAAAGCGCCTGTTCAAACTGCTTTCGGCGCAATGAAATTTTCCCCTTGGCGCTATTTTTTTTATACCATTCCGAAAAATTGCAGTCAAATTCTCTCTTGATTGCTGAGTTCAAAGTGTCATAATCAACTTCCAGGAATGAAGCTATTTCTTCACCTGTGCAATGAAGCGAGGCGAGCTTTTCAGCCTGGCTCCAATCTATAACTTTTCTTGGTCTGCCGACTTTACGCTTCACTTAAAACCGCCTTTTTCCCTGTAAAATCCTCCCATCGCTTTACAATCACATCACAATAAATTGGATCAAGCTCCATTCCATAGCAAGTTCTCCCTGTTTTTTCACAGGCGATTAGTGTGGAACCTGAGCCGAGAAATAAATCAAGGCAGTTTTCAGCCTTATGATTTCCTATTGCCCTTTCTGCTAGTGCTGTGGGTTTTTGCGTAGGATGGTAATCATTTTTAGAGTCCCTCTTTATTTCCCAGACAGTGGCTTCATTAGTAGGGCCACACCATTTTAGAGTTTTGCCTTTTGGTTTCCAATATAAGCAGGGTTCATGTCTTTGTTTATATTGAGCGTTCATTGCCGCATATTTTGCATTTGTCTTGTGCCAAATAATGAGCGCGTGTATTTCACCAAATTCATAAACAGCACTATACAAGGCAAGTGGCTTAGAGTCGGCATACCAAGTATAGATGGGGCCATCACAAAATTGACATATAACCGGAACTACTCTTGAATAAATGTCTTCAGTAGCGTCATTCTTTAGTTTTTCCCTTTTTCTTTTAATATTTACATCACCCGAATGGAAATGACCACCTTCATAACTTACCCCATAAGGCGGGTCAGTAAAAACCATATCAGCCTTTTTACCATCCATCAACTTTGCCACCTGCTCCGCATCTGTGCTATCCCCACACATAACCCTATGATTACCGAGTAGCCAAATATCACCCAGCTTAGTTTTCGGCTCTTCGGGTGCTTCTGGGACTTCGTCCTCATCGGTCAAGCCCTCAATCGGCTCGCTCGCAATTTCATCAGCGTCAAAACCAGTCAACTCTAAATCAAAATCAAGCCCTTGCAACTCTTCAAGCTCCAGACTAACTAATTCCATATCAAACTCGGATAAATCTTGAAGTCTATTGTCCGCTAGTCGGTAGGCTTTAACCTGCGCCTCACTTAAATCATCGGCAACAATCACAGGCACTTTTTCAAGACCTAATTTTTCAGCCGCTAGGCAACGTCCATGCCCTGCGATTATGGACATATCCTTGTCTACGATTACGGGGTTTTTAAAACCGAACTCTCTTATACTTGAAGCGATTTTTTTAACCTGATCCTCTGAATGCTTACGTTGATTCCTAGCATACGGTATCAAATCCTTCAACGGTTTTTCTTTAATTTGCATCAAGTCCTTCTCTTCTTACCGGGTCGCTTTGGCTTCTTGTATCCGCTCGCATGGATCGCCCTGGCTTGCTTCGTTGCTTCTGAGCGCGTCTTGTAGACTTTACCGCGTGAACCGTAACGAAACCCGCCTTTAACTTTTTGAATCGGCATAGTAGTAATAATAAAACAGGCCCGAAAAGTGCGCTTGGATCAGAGGCGTTCGGGCGATTGTTTTACTTCTTCTTTGCCATGTTGTTATGTGCAGGCTTAATACTTTCAGCCTTCAGCTTTTTCGCCATCGACTTACCTGCCATTGATGCCTTGATATGCGTTGGCTCATTTCCGTGGTTTTTTTTCATCTTCATTTTCTTCTTCTCCTGAATCCAAAATGTATTTGTCACCTTTTGGCGTGCTTACTAGCTTATACTTTTCGCCATCGTAAATATTGACGACTCGTTTTTCTGGTGATTTCAATTTTTCACTCATTGTATCCCTTTCAATTTTAACACAATTCAAATACTGAAATACTGCTAGTCTAAATTCCCGTTATTTGAATTTTTCTTCTTTAGTAAAATAGTCACAATGATAACCAAGGCAATCGGCCACAAACTTAATAAATCTTCCATCGTCTACGCTCCTTTTTAATATTTGAACTCTTCTATTCTATCAGATGCGATTAAACGATAACTTTTAGCTTGCTCAGGCATCGAAAGTAGTGCAATGGCGCATGATCGTCAACCCTCTCAAACCAGAAGTTTTTTAGCGGGTTTCGCGTGATGCGCCTGTACTTTGTTGTAGTGTATGCCTTTTCGGGCACGTTGTTTACGTTAATCCAGAATAGCCTCCCTATTCGCTGATAGTCATAGAAAAACGGCAAACCTGTCGGCACGTCTGTAACTTCGTCTTTCTCAAGCATAAAGTTGTATATCTTTTTCGCTATGTGACCTGCCTGCAATCTGCAAGCGTGTCCGTGTGTTGTAATCATCGGCGCGCCGAAAGAGTACACCTTTTCCACTTCTATATCGTGCCTTATTTCCAGGTGATACGCCAAGATTTGAGCAATCGCACCGCCCGCGCTGTGCCCTGTGATGTATAGTCGTCTTGAAGTTACTATATCCCAATCAATAAGAAAGTCAGCCATTTTAGAAGCGATGCGGTTAAACCCTGCGTGAAATTTGAACGGTTCCAAGCCCTCGGACGTTTTCCATATCATCCCATCATGCAGGGCAGTTTTCAGGTCGTTCGTGCCCTGGACGACTATTACAATATCGCCCCACATATTTAAAATGGCAAATTCTACGCCGTGAACTTTTCCAGTTCCCATTATCATGTGTGCGTGTTGCTTTCTGAAAAACTCCATTGCATAGATATTAGTGCAAAGCATCGAAAAGTTTTGAGCGCGCACTCTGATTTCGTCTGTTCCTGTTTCGTCAATTTTTTTCATTTTCCAAACTCCTAAAACGGTAAATTTTTCTGACCATAGCAAGCCGTATTATACCCACAATACATGCACT